CCTTGTTTGAAACATATGTGGATGTTCCTGGTGAAGAGGTGAATAATGATGAATATGTCCATGAAGAGTTTGTGTTTGCATCGGCAATAGAAACTTTTAATGTGTTACCAATTGCGCCTGCATAACGAGCAGCAGCAATACCATAAACAGTATTACCATCAGAACGATTATCTAACCAGTCATCCTCATTTTTAATAAGGACAACATTGTTAGAACCATTCGCAGTTGCGTTTCTTGTTGATGCAGTATTAGCCGCACGAACAATTTTTAGATTGCTTGTGTATGCAAGGAAGTTTGCGGCCGAAAACCAATATTCATAATTTGTTGAGTCTGGATTACCGAAAGTATCGGCAAGGCGAACTTCGTCAGAAATTGTAGTAATTTCACCGATTGGACCCCATGCGAACGGACCGGCAAATGCGCCAATTGAAGTAGCGACTGAAGGGATAATTGTAGTCAGGTCGATTTCTGATACATTTACCCCAGGTGATAGCTGAAATGCCATTTGGATTTCTCCTTTAGTTTATAAGTCAAATTTTCTTTTATTGTCTATTTAGTTTTTTAGAAAGTTGCGGAAGAGGTATAGCCCCTTTCTGTCCACATATCTCCATTAGTTTTATCAACATAAACTTCTTCTTTTAAGCCGTCATCAATAAATCCAACGGGAACTATATCTTCATCAACTAACATATTCTGTTCTGCCAACATTAACTTTCTCACATCAATGTCGGTACTGTCTTTGAAGAATGTTTGTGCCGTCAACCATGAAAAAATAACTAATCCCATCACCAAATCATCATTGTTTCCTTCTTCGGCCGAATAACTATCACGAACCCGAACAAATGTGTTCATTTCCGCAATTGTATCAAAATCATTAATAATTAATTTGTCGTTTTCAACTAATGTTTTTAAGTTGGCACAACCTATTTTTTTGACTGATTTTGTTGTTTTTATACCGAATGAAGTGGATCTTTTAAATCCACCAGAAATACTTTGACCTTTAATATGATGATGCTCTAGTTTATAGATATTTTCGTATTCTAAATCATAGTGTAAAATGTCAACCACTTGTTGGCCAACATTGTTTGTTTCAATCAAAGCATATGCTTCATTGTATTTCTTTGCTACCGAATAAATGATAGTTGGGAAAAACAACAAAGGTAGTTTATTATTTCTATATTTAGCGACTTGCTTATAAGGTGTTTGTGATACATCAAGCACATTAACGGTTGAATAATCTAACTCAACACCTTCCGCACAATCTACTGTGGCAATATAGAGGTGTCCTTTAATAGGTTCCTCATATATATCAAAACCTTCAATTGAGGATATTGGATTGTGGAATGCCAGACTACGCAATTTGGCACCAGATATAAGAGTTGCCGATGAGCCAATGAATTCGGTTTCAAACTCTTGTCGGAATTGTTCCTCAGAAGTGTTTCGTATTGTTTCATCCTTCCAAGCCGCATCACGACCTGGCACCATAGACCAATGGACCTCCAATGGTTTGTAAGTAGAACGACCTTCTGTTGCATCCACCCACATCTTGTAGAAATGATTCAATCCGTATGGTGTTGAAACAATAATAACTTTGGTAGTTTTACCAGAAGATATAACAGGGTATGTTGATGTAAAGAATTCGTCTGCCATGTTCTTTGGAACGAAAGCGAATTCATCTAAGAAAATTAAGTTATAAGAACCACCACGAACACCTGCGGCAGATGTTGCATAAGCGGCAATTTTAGATTTGTTTTCTAACTCAATGTTACCTTTATTCCAAGTAATGATACCTTGTTGTAACCATACTGGAAGATATTCATATGCATATTGCACACGACCTAGAATGTCACGAGCAAGAGCACCTTTGTTGGCAAGAATTGCAATACTGTAGTCATCTTGGAATAGAACAGACCATAACATATAACCAACAGTAGTAGTTGTTTTACCAACCTGTCGAGGCATCTTTGCAATACAGAAACGATTTTCGTGAAATGTTCTGACCATGTCCTCTTGGAATGGCCACATTTCAAATGGCATTAAACCTCTATCTACGTTAACAATCTTAACATAGTTTCTAATGAAGTATACAGGATTTTCGGTACATTTTATAATTTCGGCAACTTGTTCCTCGGTGTAAGATAATTCTACACCAGGCTTTTTTAAGTTTGAATTGCCGAGATATCCACCAGTATCTAACATTATTTAATTATACTTCTTAACATCCATGCCTTCTTTTGATGAGCACCAAGAAGGTCTTGTAAAAAATTACCTACTGCTGGTTCATTTGCTTGTTCAGCGGCCGCAACACCTGCACGAAGATGTATGATATAACGGTCATTGTCTGATTTCAATTGTGTCATCATAGATAATGCAGAAGGAATATTATCAACTGCTTCTTCAATATCTGCCAATTCTAAAAATCTTTCCATAGAACCTGGCACATAAGAATCCAAATATCTTACATGTTCTGCAATCAAATCAGTTTGTGCAAATACTTCAGTATAAAAACCATTTAAGAAATCATGGTATTGTGGGAAATTAGGACCCTCAATATTCCAATGATAGTTGTGCGACTTCAGATACAACGCAAAGTTTGTACCTAAAATTACTTTAAGTTGTTGTATGAGTTGTTCCATAGTAATCCTATTTATTGTTCTTTAAAAACTTAACCAGTTCAGTTGTTGACCCAACAAATACGGCTTTATCTATATTTGTAGTTGAGTTGCCTTTTGATTGAGTTGGATCCAAATCTCTTTTGCGTTTTTGAATTTCCAATAAGTCTTTATTTAAGTCACCAAGATTTTTAATAAGTCCTGCGGCAACTTCATATGCTCTTGGATGTTCTGATGCATTAGCCACTTGAAGTAGAGTATCAATTGCACTATTACCTTTTGAAATCAAATCACGAATATTTGTTCGTGCAAATTCAGCATCATCTTCAATAGGTGATTTAACTTCAACTATTGAAGTTTCAAATTGAATAGGTTCAACATCCAATACTTCAGATAATTTTTGATTCAATTTATGCATTAAAATGTGCGCCCAGTAGTTACTGTCTCTGAAAATCCAAATTCATCATCTGGTTCGGCAGTCAATGGCTTTGGTCTTGTTGTTATTGTTGTTGATTTTAATGGTGTTTTGTCAGCAGTTTTAATAGTAAATGTTGCACCAGTAAAATCACCACGAACAACATCACCAACAGCCAAATAATCATTTAATGATTCAACTATTAATATACCATTATTTACATTACTAAAATATGAAACTGTACCATGCACATCTCTATCAGTAACTCTAATTGTTTCTGAATCAGAGAATCGCCCAACACCATTTGCAAAGTCTACAAAAACTTGTTGTTCAAGTAAACTATTTGGTTGAATGTATAGGTTTGTATTGGCCACATTAATAATTTTACCAGTTTTAACTGGAGGCCAGATATGACTTTTTGCGGTAAATTCTAAATTCCAAATAATCATGCGAGTTTCCATCATGTCGCCTTCATAAGTGGTTTCATTTGAAACTGAATTCAGAATAATAGGCATATCATATTTTGGATCCATCAAAGGAATAAAATCAACAGTTACACTAAAATCTGGTGTAAAGAATGGTAAAATTTGTTCTAGTATCTGTGTGCCATCTTCTGTGTTTCTTACATAAATTGATAATGAAAAATCAAAATTGTAAGGTACAGGAACATATTGTGCATTTACAGTTGTTGCATTATTTGCAGAAAAATTACGAACAGTAGTAGGTAACTTTCTACTTGAATCATAACTCATTCCTGTCATCTCAAATGAAATTCTAGGGACAGTTGTTGCAATTGATTTTGTTAATGTTGGGTCGGCAGTTAATCGTGTTAGATATTTTTCTTTTGCGCCCCAATTCAAAGGAACTTTTATAGTTTCTTTTGCAGTCAATCCATCTTTGGTATAACGAACCAAATAAATGTCATTGAAAACTGTGCCAAACGCAACAACTATTTTGCGTATTGTTCTATTATAAAATGTAGCATTACCAAGCATTTTTAAGCCTCACCAAAAGGATTAGTTTCACTAAAATCAATTATAGAATCTGCTTCACCTTCAATTAAAGAATTGTCCATAATATCTTCAAATGCAGTATTGTCATTGTATGATGTGTTTGCAGTACCAAATGAAGTCCACGATGCACCACTTGTTGCACCTTTTGTTAGTGTATTGTTTGCAAAAGTTCCTATTGTACGAATAACATTCAATTTTCTTGTTGTTGAAGACCAATCATAAACAACTGATTGGAATGTTGCATTTGCCAAAGTTGCTCCCTGATAAGCAATTTCATCTGCTACAAATGTACCAGAACCGCCTGCGGCTAATGTAAGTTGTGTTCTCTTATAGGCATCACGAATCTCTGCATCAATTTCATCATTACCTGTATCAATAACTTCTTCAGAGAATACAAACTGTTTCATTTTTAATGCATAAACATATACATTTCCACCACGACCACGACCCAATGTGTAAAACATTGCTTGGTCATTTTCACTTTCAACATGTGTAATTTCAAAAAAGTTTTGAACAAGAGGTGCGTAAATCAAATCACCTTCTCTTGGGCGAATAAGATTTGATGCACCTGTTGCATATTTGAATCTACGGCGAGATACTAAAAAAGTAACTTCATCTCTAATCTCTAAACCAAATTTAGAAATGAAATCACCTTCACCATCCATACCTGTAACATTTTCAAGGTACATTTCAATTGGATATGCAGTTACATATTGTTTAAGAGTGTCTTCTCCATATAACATATCTACAGAATCACGACTTGTTCTAGGAAGATAATAAACATCTAGCCCATGAATTTGCATCGCTTCAATAACGAGGTCCTCAACCAGTAATTGCTCACTGGTGATTTGATCCGTTGGTGCGTTATTAAAATAGAAATTTGTAGGCATCTTTATCCAGTAAAGATTTCACTAGGTAATAACATATTATACATTTCTTCTTCAAGTTTGTTTATTTCTTCAAGTGCTTCTTGCATGATTCTAGGACCATCCAATGTAACACCACCAGGCATTTGAATACCTGCAAACTTAGAAAGATTAGAACCCCATTGATATTTAATTAATGCAGTACCATATCTCTTTAGAAACTTATCATTCCAAACATCTGAAACACCGGCCTTTGTCATTGTAACAGAAGTCACATTTGCAGTTACCGTATTTGCAAGTGTAATACTTGTTGGTGAATTGATTTTACGAACTTGAACTTCTTGATTATCAGATAATGTAATGATATCATTTTCAAGTATTTCTTGGTCAAATATTGTTGATGTTCCTGTCATTGTATTGGAACTTGTGTTACCAGTTAGAGTACCTGTTAAGGTAATTGTATCAGGCCGCATTGCTCGCATACATTGAATAACAACATACTTACCCACTTCTGCATCACGTTCCCAATCAATATCAAGAAATATTTTATTTTGTTTACGATTAAATCTAAATTGTGGAGTACCAGAGAATAACAATTCTAGTGTACGGAGATGTTGCATGGTGATTTCATATGACACATACGATACCGATGTGAAGTCATAAAGGTCATGCAAACGCAATTGATAACGCAAATCAAACATATTAATTGATGAAGTTGAATCATCAAATGATTGAACAGACATAACAAAGATTACGGGGTCTGGAACATATATCCAACGTCTATCAATATCAGCTTGTGTGAATTGATGTTTCATATAAATCTTTTCGCAACCATCAAAATGGTAATCTTCAAAGAATTGAAGTGCGTCATCAATGCGGTCTTCAACTTGGTCATCATCCACGTTAATTTGAATAACAGGATGGCCAAGTCTGCGAAGGCAGTAATCTTTGAATGTTTGTCTTGATGTAGGTTTAGCCATATTTTATCCTAATGCAATTGCAAGTGCCAACACATCGCCAATTGAAGCGCCAGCAGAAATTGCGGCATTTGAAACTGAAGTTATTCTACCAAATGTATCTACTGTAAGTGTAACGGCTGTTGTGGTGTTACCATAAGTTCCTGATGTGACGCCAGAATTTCTAAGGCCAATATCTAAAGCATCAGTTCCAGCATCAGAATTAATAAAAATGCCATTTGCACTAGCGGCAGTAATTGTTAAAGTATCATTATTTGCATCAGCAACTAAATTTGTTCCATTTGCTGAAACTGTTGTAAATGCTAATTGTGCAGTTTGATTTGCTTTTGTGAAAGCACCTTGTGCATAATCATAAGCAGTTTTAACTGAGTTTGGAGTTGCGGCTGTAGTTGTGCTTGTTGAACTGATTGAATCTGTTAATTGCACTATACCAGATACGGATGTTGTTCCTGATTGAATTGCAGTATTTGTAACTGCACTAACTCTTCCATATGCATCTGTGGTGATAACAGGAACATAAGTTGTATTACCATAAGTGCCGGCAGTACCTGTATTTGCTAATGCTACAAATGCAGTTCCATTTGAAGTTAGAATTGCACCAGTGGTGTATGATGTTGCATTTGCACCACCTTGTGCAAACGGAAGAACACCAGATGTAATCTGTGTTGTTGAAATCTGAATTAATGTATTTGTTACGGCAGAAACTCTACCATAAGCATCGGTTGTGATTACTGGATGATAGGCCGCATTGCCGTAGACGCCAGCAGTTCCTGTGTTTGCTAATGTTGCAAGTGATGTACCATTATATGCAACGATACCATTTGTGAATGTAGTTTGATTTGTACCACCATTACCAATTGGTAATGTTCCTGTGACGCCAGTCGTTAACGGTAAACCAGTT